GGGGGGAGAGCGATCTCCCCCTTTTCTTTTTGCCTGTAGCCTTCCCGCTCTGGGCGTTGCGCTCGGAGGCGCCAGCTGGCCGCTCGTTGCTCGCGGGGGACGGTCGCCAGGGACGGGAGGCGCTCTCCGAGGCACCTGTCCCCGGCTGGTATGTGGGCGCTGGGAGCGCCGGGACGTCGCGCGCGGCGGGGGGTAGATATGGGGTAAAAAATGCCCGGCAATGGGGTAGAAACGCGCATGGCGGGGTTTGCCGGGGACGGGTAATACCACCCCATTACCCCGGACGCCCGACCCGTATTCCAATGACGCCGTAGACCAGCCCCTCACCAGCTCCTCACCAGCCCCTCGTGTCCCCTCCCTCCCGCTCGTTTCCAATCATTCTCCAGCTCGTTTCCAATCAAAACCAATGGCGGCAATCGCGGCCAATCGCGGCCAATCATGGCGAATCATGGCCAATCAGTCCAATGGGCCAATGACTTTGGCTACCCCCCACCCATCCCCCGATATTTTGTCCCCCTTTATTTCCCCCCTTAACCCATATAGTCCCTTAGGTACTATACTAAGGAGATTTTTTTTTTTTTTTTTTTTTAATAAGAAGATAGGGGGAACTAAGGAGGGAACATGGTCGGATTAATTCGGGAGTTAACCGGCCCATTATATCCGGGGGAATGGGGGGGTCACCCCAAAGTCATTGAACGATTGGAATGATTGTGCATCATTCGCCATCATTCGCCACCTACCGCGAGCCATTCGCCACCTACCGCGAGCCATTGGACGTCATTGGATTTCATTGGATTTCATTGGCCATTCAGCCCATTCTCCCTCCCACTTCACCCCCATGTTGCCAAGCTGGGGGAGTTGTGGTATTTTTCCCATTCCATCCACCCCCTTCCCGGAGCTTATTCCATGGAAACCCTCCCCGGCTACCCGCGCACTACCTTCGCCCAGTTCCTCTCCGGCCTGATCGCCGTGGCGGAGCTTTACCAGGCTTACACCAACGACACTCATCCCCCGCAGGACCTCAACGACATCTTCGGCACGTACGGGAGCTTCTGCTCGTCCCGGGACTATCACTTGCTGGAGGTCCTGCAGGAACAGCACTCCCTTCCCTGGGAAGTCGTCGAGCTTACCTACGATGAATACGGGAAGACTTACGCCAAGCACGAGTTGTTCGTGTATGGCTGGGTCTTTTACGAGACGGACGGCCTGACCTTCGCCGCCTTCGAGGAGAAAAATCACGGGGAGAACTCCTCGAATAAGCGGATCATGGCCCACATCCTCTCCGCTCTGCGCAGCCTCCAGTCCAGTCCCATCGTGGATCAGGTGGACGGGAAGGACTTCAGCATGGTAGACGAGCTCGTCCGGGAAGGCGAGAACATGGGGCCGTTCTTCGCCGCGAATAAGGAGTTCTTCCGGGGCGAGGGGAAGTCGCTCATCCCCGGCAGCTCTCGCGCTCGCCGCGTCCGCATCCTCACGCTCGTCCCCGGCACCGACTCGATCAACTAACCCCCGCTCTGCGCAGCCGCATCACGCCCTGCGCCAGCCCATTCCACAGGAGCCATGCCATGAATGAAGAGACAGAAAGCGTCAGTCCGTCCCCGGCCGTCGCCACCCCCATCTCGCACAAGTTCTTTCCCCAGGCGATCGCCCTCGCCGAGTACCTCTCCAAGTATCCGGTCCCGACCAGGTGCCCGGACCGGGACGACTTCCTCTTCGACCTCGCCGAGGAGCTGTCCCAGGCCTGGATCAAGCATCTCGGCCGAACCTATCCCCGCTATGCGCAGCCTCGGCTCAAAGCCCTCGCCCAGCCTTTCACGGACGAGGTGTATGGCTGGGCCTGGACCGGGTACGCCTTCTTCCGCGTGGAGCGCCTCAAGCCTCCCCGGGACTTCCCCGGCCTGATTGAGCAGCTCTCCCGGGCACAGGCCGCGAATCTCACCAACATCGGCCAGCCGGACTCCAAGCGCCCGGTGGAACAGTGGCTCCGCGCCGTCACCCCCCTTCTCCGGAGAAAAGCATGATCGTCACAGCCAGCGCATTCCTCCCCGGGACTGAAGCCGTGGTCGAGGTGGAGTTCAACTTCCTCCCCGGCGTCGAGGCCACTCCCGAGTCCCCCGGCGAGCCGCCCGGCGTGGAGTTGCTCGAGGTAAGGCAGCTTCCCTTCCGCCATCCGGGAGGGGTTATCACGCTCCCCGCAGATATAACGGAATACCGCCAGGCGTACCCGTCCATCCTCCCCGCCCTGTCCGAGGAGACCGTGACCGCTCTCGAAGAGGGACTGACGCTAATCCCCTGGGCCTCCCCCGCATAACCAGCGCGAAGCGCGGCCTCACCGAAGGGGGTTCTCCCGGAGGTGAGGCCCGAGTCTGTCCACCCATGCTTTTGAGAAAGGAATTGAAATGAATGAGAAGCAAGAAGTGTCCATACTCGATCTGCTCCAGCTGATCGACCAGCTGTGCACGGAGTTGGAGCGGCATCGTGATTCCCCGCTGATTGCGCCGCTTGTGCGCACGCGGTCTATCTGCTTCCACATGACCAGCATTATGAAGTTCAAGGCAGAACGCGCCTGGCTGAAGAGCTACATCTATCACCGGATTCGTCAGTATCGATACCCTGCCCATATCCCGCGAGTGCACCACGACCGGGAGACATTGAACTTGGTCCTTGGTATGTACAAGTTCAAGGAGAAACACGGCTGGGACTCCGATATCTGGGAGAAATCCGAGGGCTTCACCCGCCGGATCAAGTGGCTGCGCGCGCTCCAAAAGCGCATTATTGCGCGCGACCTCGCCGGGAAAAAGCCCCTCCCCTTTTGTAAGGGGTATTAACATGGCTAATTTATATCTTGAAGTGCCTCGCCTCCCTTCCACTAAAGCAATGCGAAGCCTGCTAAACCAGCTCCTTGCCTATTACGAGGAGAAGACGAAGGCACTGGAAAACTGGGACGAGGGGGACGAGGGGGACGATTCGTCCCAGTATGATCAGATTTTCCTCTGCTTTGTGCTGAACTCCGAGGCCTTCGGGAAGCACCACGCTACACCGTACATGCTGGAGTACATTGACCAGCTTCTCTATATCAGCGGAAGTGACACGCTTTGGTCTGTGTTTCGCGCGTTGGAGTATCCTAGGCTAATCTCATTAGAGACTCAGGCAGACGCCAAAACTGAGGTTAAGTTACGCAAGATGTGGATTACCGACCTACTCGCCAACTTTCCCGGCCAACCCTAGGAGCCAACCATGCTCAGCTATCACCTCCGCATCCCCGCTCACCCGAACAAAGAGGCCGTGATCGACCTGCTGACGCAACTCGTCCAGCACTACGAAGAGCGCCTCCGGCGTATCTATGCCGAGGGACCAGATGCCCCCGACAAGGAATATGAGCAGGTCTTCCTCTGCCATATCCTCTCCGATCCCCCCTTCGACAAGCACCCGGCCGCTCCTACCCTGAGAGCCTTCATCAAGAGCCTCCTGAAAGTCTACAAGGAGGCCACCCTCTTGGGGGTGCTGAGTGAGCAAAAATACATCGCCAAAGTCAGGCAGGAGGGCATCTACGACGACGTGATTACTGACATCCGCGCCCGCCAGCTCTGGCTCCTCGACCGTATCGCAACTCTGAAAGAACAACATGGCATACAGTAAATCCACCAAAACCTGGAAGTTGTTCGAGTCCCTCTTCCTCAATCAGCCGGAATCCGCCTACCCTATCTCCCTCGGCCCGATGCCCAAGGGGAAAGCCTTGAACCTCGCCGTGGGGCTGAATCGCTGCCACGTCCAGTACGCGAAGGAGCAAGGGATGCCGGACGAGGCCATGCTCCACTCGGCCAAGCCCAAGGCGGGGGAGAACGAGGAGTACTTTGTGGAAATCTCCACGAATTATACGCGCCAAGGGCTTCCCCGGCCGTCCCGGACAGGAGGGGACGCGGACTGGATGGATAGCATTCCCGGCCTCCCGGGAAGCGGTTCCGCGCCAGCCCAGAGCGAAACCCGCCCGAGCCAGTCCCCCGCTCCCCTCTCCCCCACAGACAACGTGGAGGATCTTCTCTCTTCCCTTTACCCACTCGACAAGGAGGACAAATGAGCAAGTCAAAACGTCCCGGCATTGGGCGCGGCTGCGGTAGCCGGCGCCAGGCCATCCCCGTCGGACGCTATCTCCACGCCCTCTCGGATGGCCAGTGGCACGGCGTGGACGATTTGGTGAAAAAGCTCCACCGTCACCGCCACTCCATCACCAAGTTCTTCCGCACGAATAACGAAATCCAGCAGAAGACAGAGTTCGAGTACCGCGCGGAGAACGGAACCCGGAAGATTTACTGGAGGATCAAGCAATGAACGCACTCTGGCTGGTAATTCCCCTTCTCGTGCTGAGTCTTCTACTCCTGCTGATCTGGTGCAAGCCGGAGAAGTGCGAGTTCGAGGAAAAGTGCGAGTTCGCCGGTATCTGGGGCTGCTCCCCGAATACCTGCCAGGTACGGCAGGTCTTCATCGTGCGGGATCTTTTGCAAGCTCAGCAGAAGAAAAAGGAGGAGGAGAAATGAAACTCAGCCTGAACCTGTGCCGGGGAATGTCTCAAGCTATGGCCGTACTACCGGGGAATATCTATCCAGCCAAGGGCGGAAGGAAGCCGGGGACGGAGTTCTGGCTTGTGGTGGCCGTCACGCAGAGTGCCGCGCACCTGATCGGGTTCGACGCAGAAGGGAACCCAGTCTCCACGGCCAGTTACTTGAAGTCAGCCATGCAGGAAAGGCCGATTATCGGTTTAGTCGATCTAGCATCACTTACATTGGAGGAGAAATAGCATGTATATGAACGAGAAAGAATCCCACGAACTACTCACCCTCGCTGCGAAGGCGGCGGGGAAGAGCGGGCTGTATAGAAATGACACAGTACATCCCGAGGGGTTCTATTGCTATTCCAATGACGAATACTGGAACCCCCGCGACAACAGCGGGGACGCCTTCGAGCTGGCGATGCGTAAAGGCCTGAGTATTAATCGCGGTTTGTACGATGGGGAGTGGGCAATTTCAGTGGGAACACTGCTTGCCACTATGGCACTCGTGCCTGTTGGTGATGATCCCGTTGCAGCCGCCCGCCTAGCCATCCTCCGTGCTGCTGCTGAGATCGGGAGGGCGATGCCATGAAAGAACTTCTCGACGACGAAGGCGAAAACCAAGCCGTGCGCAGCTTCTTGCTGATGTACGGCTGCTGCCGATCCCCAAGCACCAAAGAAATGCGTGAGCATCTTCGGCTTGCCGGCTTCGATGGATGCTGGCCGGATTGGGCAGCGACCGACGACCACCACCTGACCAAAGCCGGGGCGCAACTCTGGCTGCGGCACCTGTTTGCGTTGGAAAGGAGGTAACGCCATGCCCCTAAACTTCCCCTACACCTGCCCCAAGATCGACGCGGGCATCTCACAAGCTCAGGAGGAAATCTTCTCCGCTTTCGATTCGTTGATCGAGGACGCCTGCCCCCTCCTTCCCATATCACACAGACACGATGAGGCAGCCGATCGCCGGGATAGGCTTTTCAAGAACATCTCCGACGTGTTTGAGAGCTTTCGCCGGCTCAACGAGCAAATGCGGGAACAGGCGGATATTCAGATCGAGAACCTGGAAGAGCAGGTCAACGCGCTGCAGACCCGCATTGAGGAGCTCGAAGCTCGCCTGGAGGAGGAATAATGCCTGAACTCAATCTGATTCTCAGCTTTATCGTGGGGGTAGCTAGTGTTTTGGGGTATATCGACCAGCACTGGCTCCCCTTCAGTCTCGGCGTTCTCGCCGCTTTGCTTTTCTTTTTCCTTTGGAGACATAAATGAACGCACCCTTTATCCGGGAGAACCGTTTTCTGGCCTTGAAGTGGGATGATATTCGCCGCTATTTGCCCGAGGACAAAAAGCGGCAGCTGTACTCCTATGTCGAGATGATCGCGGTAAGGCGCCTCGCAGAGGGAAAGAAAGAGCATCAGTATGTTGTGGTCGCTGATGACTGGCCGGAATACGAAGTCGTCTGGGGGATGATCGAGGCCCGCTGTGCCGGCGTCCCGAGCGAGATTGAACAACTCCGCGCCGAATGCGCCGCCCTGCAAGCCAAGATCAATGCGCAGGTTGAAGCGCCTTTGCAGGCGCCATCTACTGGTAATGCTTTGACAGATGCCTGCCTAGCCGAAGTCGCCAAGAAAGAGGCTCCCATAGCTACTCTGTCTGTCAAAGTGGCTTCCATGCACGAAAGTAATGGGCGCATCACCTGGATGGTGTTTCTCGCCAAATCCCCCGACGCTGTCTTGTGGGATTGCCACCAAGTCTATAGCGATGCCATCGAAGGGCGTGCACGCTATGTGGCCGCAGAGTTGGCGCATTTCCTCGATCTTGGCCCGAAGCCGGACATATTCGACTTTGACATCGATCCGCCTGAACAGTGCGGGTACAGCACCAGTAACAAGAATGCGCAGGAAATTGAGCAGCTTCGCCGGTGCGTCGAAGGCTGGAAGTCCCGAGCCCTCGCGGCTGAACGGGTTGTAGCCCAGGCGATACAACAAGCCCCAGTCCCACCAGTCGACAATTCCGAGCATCGGAAATCCCTTGTGCGCGAGCGGGACGAACTCTGGAAGGAACAGCCGTGAACAGCCACTGCGGTATATGCGAGATGGAAGCGGAATGCGGCTACGAGTACAAGCCGTGCGACTGCTGCAATTACCGCAAGTTCCGGCCGAAGACGGCTGAGCAGCGGGAACGCGAACTCGCCAGTCGTCCCCGGGCCAAGGTTATCCCGTTTCCCTCCACCACCAAAACGAAAGGAGAACTCTTGTGAGTCTCATATCCACCATTCTCGGGAAGCAGTCCCCGGACGACACTCCTCGCGCCGCTCCCCCACTCCCCGAGGTCACCCGGGACGCCTCCCACCTCGAGGCGATCCTGTTCGAAATGGATCGCTGGGGAGCGGTCAAGCTCTTCCGGATGAAACAGGGCTGGCACGTCGCCATTGACGTAGCCATCCCCCTCTCCGGCGTCAAGTTCGAGGTCATGTCCTCGTTCGTGCACGCGACCCCGCTCGAAGCCGCGCAGGAATGCCGCGTCCGACTGATGGACGCGATCAGGAGCGTCAACGCGCAGGAGGGAAAGTCATGATTCAGTCCCGTCGCCTCTCCCTTGTGGAGACCTGGACGCAGACCCTGGTTGGGTACTTCCTCAATCTCGGCCTGCAGTTGATAATCTTTCCCTTCTTCGGGGCAGTCTTCACCCTGTCCCAGAACGTCGGGATTGGACTGATCTTCCTCGTGAGCAGCGTCCTTCGCGGCTACGCCATCCGGCGCCTGTTCATCCGTTACCACCAGCAATTGGTCCGCATTCTCCATAAATGAGGGCGTCCCCGGCTAACCCCCATACCCCGACAGCGTGACGCAGCGATTGACACGCTCCGGGGTTTCGTGGAAGATACACATTCGTTTCACCCATACGTAGTTCCCAACCGGGCTAAAGCCCTAATCCACTGAGGAGATTTACCATGTCGGAAGCTGAAAACACCACCCCGGAAGTCACCAAGGCCCCGAAGTTCTGCGTGAAGTCGAGCGAGGGCAAGGTCTGCACGTTCACCTTCGGTAACGGCACCGTCCTGTCGATCGACCTGGACACCCTGTCCGAAGAGGTCCAGACCGAGCTGATGATCCACGGCGCCATGCAGAAGATTGGCGACAGCTACGCCTCGGCCGGCGGCGACTTCGCCTTCGGTACGGCCTGCGCCGAGAAGGTCATCAACAACCTGCAATCCGGCACATTCAACGCCGCCCGCACCGGCTCCGGCGTCGCCAAGGTCGGCGAACTCGCCCAGGCTCTGTCCGAGCTGCAGGGCATCGACGTCGCCACGGTCGAGGCCTCGCTCGAAGCGGCCACCGACGAGGTCCGCAAGCAGTTCCGCGCCCACCCGGCTGTCAAGGCGAAGATCGCCGAGATCCGCGCCCGCAAGGCCGCCGAAGCCCTGGCCAAGGCCACCCCGGCCAGCCTCGAGCTCCCCGCGCTGACCTGACCCACCAGCGCCTAAACCAAGGGGGACGGGCATGGCCCCCTGAGTTTGCCCCCGGAGCGATCCGGGGGTTTTTACTTGTGCAGGGCTAGTTGTTGCGTTAACATGGGGATGTTAATACAATAATTAACCCGCCCATTATTCCGCTCGCTTCATAGGTTGCCCCGCTGGGATAATTGTGGGATAATTGTAGTTAATGGGGAACACCCCAGACTTGAACAATACAGGAGAGTATCATGTCCGAGATCCTACCACAAGTCCCTCTTTCAGCTGACGAGATGCTGAAAACCATGTTGGCAAACCTCGCCGGGATGAAGCCGGCGAAAGCGCCAGCGAAGCCGAAAAAGGCCGCCGAGCCAATTCCCCTCACCGTCACACAAGCCTGGAACGTGGAGCATTCTGGTTACATCAACTGGGTTGCCGAGGCCCGCGTTGTCCAGATCGAAGAGCAGGAATGCACCTGCTGCGGCCACGTTAACAAGATCGTCCGGGCGGAACTTTACCGCTTTTCCCACGCCGCATCCAAGTCCGTCTGGCTCCGGCCTGAAGGGTATGGAGTGGAGCACGGAGAAGACCTGCCCATCTTCTACGACGATCTTCCCCGGCGAACGGTCAGCGCATGCGCCGCATGCCGCATCCCCGGCTTCAACTTTGCCATTCAAGCAACTGGCCGGAATAAGCAATATGAACTCCCGCTCTAATTCCAGCGTGCGCATCACCACGCAAAAGACACTCGACCGGGCGCATGCCCGGAAGGTGCGACTCTCCCTCTGGCTCTTTTTCCTCACCGGCCAGATGGTGGAGTTTCCCCGGCACGTCCGCTTTCCCGAACGTCGCCTTATCTGTAGCAGCAAAACCCTCACCGCGAAATCCATCGTGGCGACTCACATTTACCGGAGTCTTTAACCATGTCCACCAATCACAAAACTGCCGTCCTCGCCCTCGCTCAGGCACTCGCTGCCCTCACGACCGCCTTTACACTGAGCTGGTAACCGCAGCTTTTATCCGAACCTTGTTGCTGCATCACACCGAAAGGTACGAGCCATGCAAGGAGTCATCCTAACCCTTTCCGCCAAGCGCGAGGTCGTCCACAGGAAACCCTGTTGGCCCTGGCCGCGGCCGGATGAGTACCCCAAACACTTCCCGAATGGAAGTGTGCAGGTGTTTTTCCCGAAACCTTATTATAACTTTTCCCTCGGAGACGTCATCAATGAACACCCTGAAGCACCGCGTACCAATCACCTATAAAGGCCAGGCCCATACCGTGAACTTGGTCCTCGGGGGCAACGCCACAAGCCTCCGTCCCGTCCTCGTCTTGCTCGAGCCGAACACCGGCATGCCGATCGCTGAACTCACCCTGAGTTCCCTGACCAACCGGCCGTACCTGGCCGGCATGCCGAAGCGCGCTTTCGTCCCCGACACGACCGACCCGGACAAGGCGGCCTTGTGGGCTCTCTTCTCGAACTCCTACGACGAGCGGGGCGGCTTCTTCACGCCTTACGAGAAGGACCAGCAACGCGTGTGCATCTTGCACAAGAACCGCACCTATCCCGTGTGGGAACTCCGCAACACGGCAGCCCGCATGCACGAGGCGATGGTCGCGGCCTGGGAAGCGCTCGAGGCTGAAAATGGTTAAGGATCAGCTCTCCAAATACAGGGTGCGGGACACTCGACTCCGGCCGAAACGCCGGAAGTCCTTCACCCATCGCGTCATCCACTTCTTCCAGGCTCTTGGCGCGATCTGGATTTTGTTGCTCGCCTACGCCCTTGTGGAGACGCACGACTTCTGGCGCGACGCCGAGTCCCGCGCCAAGGTCAGCGAGCAGAAGATGCGCGAGTACTCCACCATGCTCGCGCATGTGATGAACGGAGGGGCGCTGTACGATAAAGCGGGTAACACGCTTTTCTTCTTCGATAAACCACTCATCTGGAAACCCCTCTAGGAGGCATTATGCGAGGCCGCAAGAAACTCACGGTCGCCCGCGTCGAGCACAAGATTTACCTCGACGAGCCGCTGTCGGCTGAAGTCACACTCCTTCTCCTTGATCCGGTCAAGGGGCGCATCGGTTACGGCGCCCTCTCCGACAAGGCGAACGAGCTTTTCCGCGCGTGGGTCAACTCCATGCGCACCCGTCCCACCCAAACGCAAGGAGATAACAATGTCCAACCTTAAATCCCTCGAAGAGCTGAACGATCTTCGCAAGCGGGTACTCGCCGGGGAAACCTTCCCGGCTGAAGAGTACCGCCAGATCCTTATCAGCTACCGCGAACTCCGCGGAGGGGCAGTCGCCGCGGCCGCCCCCAAGACCGTCGCCAAGGCTGAAGCGAAAGCCAAGGCAGCCCCCGTCGACCTCAACACCCTGATGGGGAATCTCGGCCTTACCGGGGGAGGTCCGAAGTGAGCCACCAAGCCCCCCAACCCATCGCCCCCGACGCTCCTCTCACCGAGGAGGGGTGCGGGGCATTGTACGTCAAACTCGCCGGACGAGTGACTAACCTCCGCACCATCCTCATGGAGCCGGAAGTGATCCAGCGGTCGGAAGCCGAAGCCTGGGCGGAGGATGCTATCTCCGTCCTTCAGGATTTCCGGACCCTGCTGGACAAGACCCTCGTCCACGTCCGCCGTCGTATCCCCGCCGAGGAGGTTGCCCACAAATGACCAAAGAAATCTCCTTCCCCGCTTTCATCGACAACAGCGCTATGTCGTCGTTCAAGCGATGCAAACGTCACTGGTACTACTCCAGCCTCCGCAAGATCACCCCGAAGGGCGGGAACATCCACCTCCATGCCGGGGGGGCCTACGCCCGGGGCCTGGAAGTGGCGCGCACCTGCTACTTCGAAAAGGGCATGGACGAGGATGACGCCATCGCCCAGGGTCTTCACGCCTTCCTCCTGTTCTGGGGGGATGCGGAGATCGACCACGAGACGGCCAAGGACCTCGACCGGGTCTTCTACGCCGTGATCGAGTACTTCTGCCAGTACCCCCTCGGGCAGGACGTCCTGGTCCCGATGGAACTCCCGAATGGGAAGCGCGGGATCGAGTTCTCCTTCGCTGTCCCGTTCGACCAGCGGCACCCCCTGACCGGCGATCCCCTGATCTTCACCGGCCGCTTCGACCTTCTCGCCACTTACAACGGCGCCGCCTTTGGGGAGGACGACAAGACCGCCACGCAGCTCGGGAACCAGTGGATGCGGAACTGGGACCTAGACAGCCAGTTCACCGGCTACACCTACGCGGCTAAGGTGTACGGAATCCCCCTCGCCGGGTTCTTTGTCCGGGGAACCTCGATCCTCAAAAACGGCTTCGGGCACGCCCAGGCGCTCGTCTACCGCCCGCAATGGATGCTGGACGAGTGGCAGGAAACCACCCACTTCACCATCGAGAATATGCTGTGGCACTTCGAGCGACAGTTCTTCCCGAAAACCCTGGACAAGCATGCGTGCAATAGCTATGGCGGATGCCCCTTCGCCCGCCTGTGTGGGAGTCCGGACCCCGAGGCCTGGGTGCCAGTCTACTTCGAGCCGAATAACTGGAATCCCCTCCACAAGGAGTGACGATGCCAACCCAGCTCTGGATCATCAACAACAGGCCGGTGGGGGGTCCATCCCCCATCAGCCGGGAGTTCATGCGGAATCAGGTCGTGCTTCCCCGGCAGTACGCCTACTTCTGCCCCTCGTGCGGGGACATCTGGGCGCGGCGAGTCGTTACTCCGGCAACTCCGTGGTTCGCCTGGGCCTTGCATTGCAACAAGCCAGGTTGCCGCGAAAAGGCCTCCAAGTTTATGAATCCTCCCGGCACGGTCTCGCTCCTCTGGGATACCGAGTTCATGCTTAACCTTCCCCTCCCCGTCCTCAAGCACGATATTGAAACCATCTGCAAGGACTGGGACCTGTAACCCCACCACAAAGGAAGCGCCATGATTACCACTGAAACAGACTATTCCAAGGCCCAAATCCCCGGGCTGAACGAACTCCTGATTGGTGCCACCGGCACCGGCAAGACCCACGCCATCCGCACCCTGGTGGACGCTGGGCTGGAAGTCTTTGTCCTCTTCACCGAGCCGGGCATGGAGGTCCTCGCCGACCTCCCCCCGGAAAAGCTTCACTGGCACTACATCCCGCCGGCTTCTCCCGACTTCGCAGACATGATCGCCAGCGCCCAGAAGATCAACACCTTGTCCTTCAAGGCCCTGGCCGAACTCCCCGACATCAACAAGAAGAAATATACCGAGTTCATCGACGTGCTTTGCACTTTGCAAAACTTCAAGTGCGATCGTACGGGGAAGGAGTACGGGGCCGTCGACTCGTGGGGGCCGGAGCGAGCGCTGGTTATCGACTCCATGTCCGGCCTCTCGATCATGGCGATGAACCTCGTCGCTGGGTCCAAGCCGGTGAAGGCGATCCCCGACTGGGGCGTGGCGATCGACAACCTCGAGCGCCTCATCACGAAGTGCTGTGTGGATACCCGCGCCCATTTCGTCCTTATCGGTCACACTGAGCGGGAAACGGACGAGGTCACCGGCGGCACCTCCATCATGCTTTCCACACTGGGCCGGAAACTCGCCCCGAAGATTCCCCGCTTCTTCTCGGACGTCGTCCACGTTGTGCGCAAGGGGGCGGACTTCACCTGGTCCACCGCGACTCCCAACGTGGACACGAAAGCCCGCTATCTCCCCATCAAAGACGGCCTTCCCCCGAGCTTCGTCCCGCTCATTAACGAGTGGAAAAAGCGCGCTTTCCCGAAACCGTGACGAGGCAGAATGGAAAGTGGCTCAATCCAGTCATGTTGTTGGGTTGACAATCTGGCCCACGTGGGGGATACTGGATTCCTACTCGCGGTCGGCGGGCACACTCCACGCCGATCTCGGGCCGGTTAGCTGGTGACCGGGGCAGTACCACCAGCACTTCACACACTCACTCACTCTCATATTCCAGGAGATACCATGAGCACCTTCGATCCCACCAACTTCCTCAACACCGAAATCACCGAAGCCAACGCCACCGCCTACACCCCCGTAGCCGAAGGCGAGTACCCCGGCTCGATCGCCGAGCTGAAGCCGCGCGTGCTGTCCGACGGTCGTCCGCTGCTCGACGTCGTCTGGATCATCGACGACGAAACCGCTCGCGAAGAGACCGGCATGGCCGAGCCGAAAGTTCGCCAGTCGCTCTGGCTGGACCTGACCGACAACGGCACGCTCGACATGGGCAAGGGCAAGAACGTCGCCCTCGGCCGTCTCCGCGATGCTCTCGGCCAGAACACCTCCGGCCAGCTGTGGAACCCCGGCATGCTGATCGGCGGCGTCGCCAAGGTCAAGGTCGCGCACTCCATCGACAAGCGCGATGGCGTCACGATCCAGGCCAACGTCGTCTCGGCTACGGCCCTGTAACTCTCCCCGAGAGGGGAAGGAGCCCGATCCGTCGGGCTTCTTTTTTACCTTAATCCCGTGAAAGGAAAATCATGGCAAAGCCCCGCAACTCGCTGCCCCCGCCTCCGGCTGTCATCCCGGCGGAGCAACTCCTCCACCACGCCTTCACCGCGATGGAGCGGAACACGGCTACCCGCGATACCGGGACTGGCGAGCGTTCCCTCCCCCTCACCGTGAAGCTGTTCAACCAGCTCACCGGGCATAACCTGGACTGCCGCGAGGCCGCGGTCTTCATGACTTGCCTGAAGTTGGCCAGGGCGCAGGTTTCCGTGAACAACGGAGTGCCGCCTGTCATCGACGACTATATCGACGGGGCTGCCTATCTCGCCCTTGCCGGGGAAGCCGTCCAACAAGCTGCTGAAGACATGGAGGACTAAAATGCGTATCGCCCTTCTCGATGATGTACAAATCCCCGAGAACCGCCAACGGCGTGAGTTCCCGGAAGTCGATCTGATCGATCTGGCTAACTCGATTGCCGGTAAGCGGCTTATCCATGCCCCGGTGTTTCGCCTCACCGAGAAGGGCGGACTGGAGCTGGTGGCGGGGGAGCGTCGCCTCCGCGCCATCACGCGCTTGGCCGCCGCCGGGACGTCCTTCAAGTACGAGGAAACGCTCATCCCCCCAGGCCAAATTCCCTACACGCTTATCAGCGAACTCGACGCCCTTACCCTGAAGGAGATCGAGCTCGAAGAGAACGTGATCCGGCGTGACCTTCCCTGGCAGGACTACGTAGCTGCGACCGCGGAACTCGACGCACTTCGCGCAGCCCAGGCAGCCCTCCGCGGGGAAACTCATACCCTGCGCGACACCGCCTCCGAGATCGCGGGCAAGCGCGCCGAAGGGTCTGAAATCACCAAGGTCTCCGACGCCCTGCTCGTGGCCAAGCATCTCGATGACCCCGAGGTCCAAAAGGCGAAGAACACGAAACAGGCCCTGAAGGTCATCCGCCAAAAGGCGGAAGCCGCTCACCGGGCCGTCCTGGCCGAGCAATTTGACCTGACCCAGACCCCCCACACGCTCATCAACGCCGATGCGCGAGACTTCGCCGCCGGCCTCTCGGACGGGATTTGCGACGTCATCCTCACCGATCCCCCGTACGGGGTCGAGGCGGATAACTTCGGCAGCATGGCCTCGGTCCGCCACGAGTACGAGGACTCCTGGGAGTACGCCCACGCCTTGTACAAGATGATCGCGGTCCAGGGCTACCGTATCACGAAACCGCAGGCTCACGCCTACGTCTTCTGCGACATCCGCTTCTTCGACAAGATCGCCTTCGAGTTCACCCTCGCGGGATGGGAAGTCTGGCCCACGCCGATGTTCTGGAATAAGCTGAACGGGATGCTGCCCCGGCCGGAGCACGGCCCCCGCCGCACTTACGAGGCCATTCTCTACGCCATCAAGGGCGGCAAGCCGGTTGTGCGCGTCGGCTCGGACGTGCTCACATACCCGCAAGTCATGAACAAAACCCACGGGGCGCAGAAGCCGGTGGCCCTGTACACCGACCTGCTCTCCCGGTCCGTCGTGCCGGGGAACACAGTCATTGACTTCTGCGTGGGATCGGGCACTATCTTCCCCGCCGCAAACCAGCTCAAGCTTGTCGCCTGGGGATGCGAGCGGGTCGAGGCCTACTACCACGACGCCGTGACCCGGCTCAACTCGAAGGAGGACGTGCTTGACATCAGCTCCCTCGGGGCCGGAGCATGAGCGCGCCCACTGTGCGTGGCGGGGGAAACCCCGCCGCTAAAATCATGGTCGTCACGGAGTTCGCTACCGCCGACGACCTGTGGAAGCAGTTCCCCCTATCCGGCAAGATGGGGGAATTTGCCTGGAAACTTCTCGGCGAGGCGGGCATCCCCCGCACCTCCACCTACGTCACCCCGGTCATGCGCTTCCGGGCGCAGGGCGACGATCCGGATCTGTACTACTCCCAGACGAAGGCTCACGCCGCCAAGCACGGGCTTACAGAGACCAGGCACAATACCTGGGTACACCCGAAGCTTGTGGCTGAGATCGAGCACCTTCACGAAACGATCGCCCGGATCAAGCCAGAAGTCATCATCGCCTTTGGTGATCTGGCTATGTTCGCCTGCGCCGGAGTGTTCGGGGCTGTCGCTACTTGGCGCGGGTCCAACCTCGCCTGTGTAGTGGACGCTAATATCCGCGTCATCCCCACTTACCCCGCGGCGACAGTTATCCGCAAGTGGGAGATAAAAGGGTTCGTCTTGCGTGACCTGAAGCGGGTACGCAATCTGGTCGACCGGCCGGACCTGTACACGCCTCCCGTCTACAACACAATCACAGCTCCTACCTTCCCCGTGGCGAAAAGGGTTCTGCTCGATCTCCTGGCCGTCCCGCTCTCCGGTAACAGGCTGAGGATCGCGGTCGACTTGGAAACCATCGCCAGACACATTTCCTGTCTCGGTATCGCCTGGTCCTGCCGCGATGCTATCTGCATCCCATTCATTACCCTCAACGGGGACTTCTACTCGGAAGAGGAAGAGATCGAACTCCACTTCCTACTCCGTGAGCTCCTTACCCACCCCAACACTGAGGTGATCGGGCAGAACTTCAACTACGATAACCAGCATTTCGCCAAGCACCTGGGCTATCACCCGAATCAGACAGACGACACGATGCTGGCTCAGCATGCGCTCTTCCCCGGCCTGCCGAAGTCCCTGGACTTCCTGTCCTCGATGTACTGCCACTACCACGTTTACTGGAAAGACGAGATGGACGACTACTCTCGCCTACCCGAAAACATGGAGCAGTATTGGCTATACAACTGCAAAGACGTGATGGCGACTTTCGAGGTAGACCTAGTCCTGCAGGAACTCCTGATCTACTACAACAAGACGGAACAGTACCAGTTCCTGATGGAGGTGTCTCGGAGTGCCCTCCAGACCATGCACACTGGCTGCGCCGTGGATCAAAAAGCCAGAGGGGAAACTGCGGGGAAGCTGATGGCGGTCATCGCTCAGTACGATGAGCTGATCAGCCTTATCATCGGCCGCCCGTTCAACGTCGGCTCTCCCGTACAGATGCAGAAGTACTTCTACGACGAGCTCCGTCTCCCCCGCCAGATTAACCGCAAGACCAAGCGCCCATCCTGCGACGATAAGGCCCTTGAAACGCTCCGCCAAAAGGAGCCCCTGATCATCCCCCTTGTGGAGTTGATCTCCAAGCGGCGTTCGATGGCTGTCTTTCTCAAAACGTTCTGCCTTATGCCGCTCGATATTGACGGACGGATGCGCTGTTCCTTCAACACTGGCGGCGCGGAAACCTTCCGCCTTTCGTCCAGCTCCAACGCATTCGGTTCCGGCGGGAACCTCCAAAACATCCCCAAAGGCGAGGAGAAAGACTGATGCAAATCCAAGAAGCTGGCAGCATTATCCTGCCCAATATCCGCAAGTTCTACATTCCCGATCCGGGGCATCTGATTTTCGACGTGGACTTGGCCGGCGCCGACGCGCAGATCGTGGCCTGGGAGGCAAACGACGAGCCTCTCAAGCAGGCCTTCCGGGATCACGCCGCTGGGCGGGGACCGAAGGTTCACTGTGTAAACTCGAAAGCCATTTTCGGGGCGAAGGCTGGTCCCGACGGAAAGACGGACCCGTATTACACCTACGCCAAAATGGGGGTCCACCTTACTAACTACGGCGGGACAGCCCCGACCTGCGCGTTAGCTCTCCATATCTCCAGACGAGAAGCCGAGGACTTTCAGAACGAATGGTTTCGCTTGCACCCTGCGATTCGCGCGTGGCATAATAAAGTCCTCGATCAGCTTGCGGCAACCCGGACAGTCACTAACCCGTTTGGGTTCTCGCGCACGTATTTCGAGCGGATCGAAGGGCTGCTCCCGGAAGCGTTGGCCTGGGTGCCTCAATCCACAGTCGCCATCGTCATCAACACCGCCTGGAACCGTATCGTCAGACAACTCAAGGAGGCCCAGATTTTGCTGCAGGTTCACGATTCGCTCGTCGGCCAGTGCCCGATCCACCTGTGGCCGCAGGTGAAGCCGCAATTGCGTGACCTGCTGAACGTCGTAATCCCGTACCCCGATCCGCTGATCATTCCCACCGGCTTGAAGACTTCAACCAAGTCTTGGGGGGACGCACAGGACGAGGCCTGGGACGCCTGACAAAACTTGGGGAGGTTAATTCCCGTGTTAACCTCCCCATTAAAACAAGAGAGAGCCATGTCAAACCGAATCCACAAGGATTGGATCACCGCATTTTTGCAGTACTCGTCATATGGGGAAGCTCCGACCAAGTTTTACTTCTGGGTTGCGGTGTCCACTATCGCCGGGGCGCTGCGCAGGCGTGTATGGATAGACCAGAAGTACTTCCAGTGGGTGACCAACTTCTACGTCGTGCTAGTCGCCCCTCCCGGCGTCGTCTCGAAATCCACTACTGCGAACGTCGGGATGAACCTGCTCAAGGAGGTCCCGGGAATCTCCTTCGGCCCGGACGTGGTGACGTGGCAGAAGCTCGTGGAGGAAATGGGGCAGGCGAAGGAGCTCGTCTACTGGCCCGAGAAAGAGGGCTACCTCCCCATGTCCTGCATCACCATCGCATCCTCCGAGTTCGGCAACCTGCTCAACCCGAGTGACCGGGAAATGGTAGACGTGCTCGTGTCCCTCTGGGACGGCCAGCAGGGATGCTTCCAAAAGGCTACGAAGACCTCCGGCTCGGATACGGTGGAAAACCCCTGGATCAACATCATCGCCTGTACGACGCCTAGCTGGATTGCCGGGAATTTTCCAGAGTATATGATCGGCGGGGGCTTCACCTCGCGGTGCGTCTGGGTATTCGCGGAGAAGAAACGCCAAACCGTAGCCTATCCGGCTGACGCCGTCCCCCCGGAATTCCTACAAATGCGCGGGGATCTGATCCACGACCTCGAGATCATCTCCAACATGATCGGGGAGTTCTCCCTATCCCCGGCCGCTAAGGCCTTCGGGGTAGACTGGTACGAATCCCACTGGAAGGCCAAGCACGACCACCTGCCCAAGGACCAGTTCGGGGGATACATCGCGCGAAAGCAGACGCACATCCACAAGCTTGCGATGATCCTCTCCGCTTCCCAATCCGACAGCCTGGTCATCGAAGAGCAGACGCTCCGGAACGCAGCCGCGATGGTGGACGCGCTGGAAAGCGACATGCCCTTCGTCTTTGACAAGATCGGCCGTTCCGCCATGACCAAGGCGCTGGCCGACCTGATCGATATAGCCTCCGGGTACGCCTCCATATCCCGCAAGGAGCTCTACCGCCGGCTTAGCCGTCAGGTCACCTGGAAGGAATTTGTGGACCTGGTGCAGAGCGCCTCCGAGGCCGGGTTCATCCGCATGGTACAGACCGGCTCGGAAATCTTCATCTCCGTAGTCAGGTAAAGAAAAAGGGGCCGAAGCCCCCTTTCCTCACCGCGTAACTTCCCGCACGTCCTCAGCAATCCCCCGGTAAGTCTTCTGCCCGGAGCCGAAGACTTCCATCGCATGAGCCGCCCGCCTTCTGGCTTTCACGCTTTCCGCGAGCTGCTTCCCGGTGATACGCAGGCCGGGATAGGGAGCCTGGTCATTGAACCCGTCAATGGCAGTCCGCACATCAGTCCTGAGCTGATCATCCCCGGTACTCACCGCGCGGAAGTACTTATCCACCAAATCCCTCCGCCGAGTCTGCCAGTACATCTGTTCCGACGAGACCAGGTACCGGGCCTCCTTCGTCTCGGACAGGACCGTGGGCTGCGCCCCCATCAACATGCCAGCGATTTCCTTTGCGGACAGGTCGCGGTACTCCCCGGTCTTCCGGTCGAATACCAGCCGTTCCCCCGCCTTCGTGGTGACCCCGTAAGTGGGACGGTCCTCCTGATCGAGCCAAGCGTCCATCCCCTTCGAGATGCTCCCGACCATGCCGGGGACGTTCTTCAGCCCCTCCCCGAGATTCCCCTTCCCGAATTCAGCCACGGCCTTCGCCACGCCCTGGTAGAAGCCACCAGCCGGTCCCGCGAATTTAATCCCCGCGTCGCCCAGCGCCTGTCCGGGGGACTCCCATTGCTTGTTCAGCAGGTCCGTGCCGGGGATGAGCCGGCCGAGACCAAAGCTACCTGAGAGGTTAAACCCGCCAGCGTCGTGCATCATCCCGCTCATAACCACGTTCGAGTCCATCCCCAACTCGGTAATGAACCGGCGCAGTTCGATTTCGATATTCTCAGGATTCCCGAACATCCTCCGCCAGACGAACTGAACAAAGTCCATAGCGTTTTCCGCAAACGGCAGACCCCCGATCCCACCCAGGGCCAGGTACATGAGCCAGAGCTTCATCGTGGTTCCTGCCATCCAGGAGCCGGGGTCCCTCCCCCTCGCGCGCATGTCAGCCCGGGCTGCCCGCTCGTACCCGCCGGTCATGATCCAGCCCATGAACTGCGCGTAGCTCGCGAACATGAACAAGATGCTCTTCTTCCCCCGCATGAACGCTGGCCGGTTCGGCGCATCGTACGAGTTCTGCAACAGATTCACCTTCGCAATCGCCCGCTCGTAGGCCTCGCCCGGACTGGTCCCGGCCCCTCGCTCCGCCGAGTAAAAGGTGAGAAGCGCACTCATCCGGTTGGCGGATTCGATCAGCTTAAACGGCGCCATGCCCATTTCAGTAAACACGTGCGTGGCTTTACCCAGCCAGGTATTGTGCACACTCCGCATGAGTCCGCTCGCATTCGCCTGCCCCGCGAGGAAATAAGCGTAGCTCTGGTCCAGTACCCCGTCGGCGGTCGCTTGCGTAATCACCGACATGACCTCGTTCAGTCGCTGCGATTCCACAGGGTCTCCCTTCGCCTGCTCGATCCTGGAGTTGAGCCACATATAGCTCGCGGTATCGTACAGGGCCTGGGAGTAATACTTCGCCCCTTTCACCTCCCCGAATTCCGTGGTCACAGCCATCGCCGTATTCATCTGGGTCGAGAAGTTCATCAAGGCGGTCTTGAGGTTGTACGCCAGATAGAACATCGTGATCCACATACGAGCGGTCTGGAACTCCTGCGGGGGATAGAGCATGTACTCGAGGGCCTTCTCCATCAGCCGCACGTTCCGACGCAACCGGGTGAGCTGGGCAAGCTGGGCCTCCGGGGTAAGGTCCTCGGCCTTTTCCAGGCGACGAATCGCAGAACGCTCCTGGCTGATCGCCCCGCGCATCGCGGTACTGAAGTGCATCTTCCAGATGTAGTTAGAGTTCCGCAGCGCGAAGTCCGCAAACACCCGAACAAAGTCCCCGTTCGCCTTCAGGCTCTGCGCCGCGATCTTGTCAAAGCGCTCTGCAATCCGCGAGTACCGGCTGGTCGTGAGCAGGTCCGCCACACTTTCCAGCTGTTCATCGGTGAAGTCCCCGGCTTCCGCCAGCTTCTCCAGAAAGTCGCGGGGGAACTGCATTACCAATCCGGAGTAATCGTCCAGCTCCTGACTCTTCACGCGCAGGTTCGGGTTGTTCCGGGCCGCCGCTTGCATCTTCGTGTACGCCGCTTGGAAGTCCGCCGCGTCCTCGTAGTGGTATCGTTCCGCAGTCACGAAGCGTCCCGTCTCCGGACTCTTCTCCTGGAGCAGGATAACGTGGTTGCCGAAAGCTCCGCGGGGCAGGAAGGGGGTATCCCGCAGCTTCTGCATCAGCTGCTCGATCTCCCAGTATTCCGTGGAGAGCACTCCAGGCGCGCCCTCATACAGGTGCAGCGCCTTATACCGGAGAGTGTTCTCTAGGCCCTGGAATTGCTTCAGCATAATATTCCGTGCCCGGAGGTAAAAGGCGAGGATCTTCTTTCCCCGCTCGCTCATCACGTCCACGCCATGCTGGCTGAAGAACTTGCGCAGGCGCAGGCCATCCACCACTTCCCACGAGGCCACCAGTGCCCGGGCCTCCGGAGTTGTGGGCTTATCCCCGCCCCAGACCACCTCCCCATTCTCGTCCTTCCCGACGAGGGTACTGGCCAGCGTCCCTCCCCTCCATTCCGCAGTCATGACCCGGTGCAGGTCTTCAATCAGGCCGGGACCGCTTTTCTGCATATCCCCGACCAGATCTTCCGCGTCCACCTGCAAGTTGTTCTTCATCTTCATCCCGTACCGGGAGAGCTTCATGAACAGCTGAAGGGGAACGTCGTCCGGCTGCGCGGCGGCGGTTTGTTGCAACTGGGTGAGAGCATCCACACCCTTCGCAGCCATATTCGCCGCGCGGAGTTTCGTCTTGGCCCAGATACCCTGAACCACCTTGGCGCCTTCGCGAGCTGCCAGCTGTCCCGGGGACTCTTCATCCCAGTGCAGGTTATCAGTGGGGTCGAAAGTGCCGATGTTGTTCTCCAGTTTCGCCTGTTCCGGCTGGAAGATGGCGTAGGTGGTGCCGGGATAGGGGTCATGTCCGTTGCGGACAATCAGTCCATCATGCCCGCCTGCGATCGCCTGCTCGACCCAACCATTCCAGACCTTATCATCGTACCCTGCCCCGAGGGCATCCACTTCCAGCGGATTCTCCAGGTTCAGGTAAAAGCCTTGAACAGCCGGGGCCGCCCAGCGGGACATAGCCTCCGCTGTATGCAGGGTATGCAGGCGCTTCATCCGGCTGAGAATCCCCTTACTCACGACCTCCCGCTCTTCCTGCTTCAGGTCCATCACGGCCAGTTCCCTCAAATCGGCTAGCTCTTCGCGCAGTTTCGTCGCTTCCCGAGCGAACTCGTCCTTTGGCTTGCGTCGGGCGCGAATGGCCGCTTGGTCCGCGTAGAACCCGGCTTGTCGCTGATTATCCGTGAACCAAAAAGCCTTCCGGGCCGAGGCACTCCCCGTCTGCCCTCCGCGAGTGGTCGGGTCGAGGTAAGTCACCCGATCCCCACTTCCGCGCCAAACACGCAGGGGATTTCCGTCAGCCCCGCGCACCTTAGTGTCCCCACCCCAGCGAAGGAAGAAGGGGGACTGGAACCCCAGCCGTTCCCACATACCAGCCGCCTGCGCGATCACCTCAGGATTCCGGTAGTCTACCTCGGCCACGCCCGCGAAGTCGATCGGTGCGGCGAGACTGGAATTCAGCGGATTCTCTTCATCCCACAACAGTACCTTTTTCCCATACGCGCTTGTGGGGACGCGAAGCCAGGTCGTCCCGTCCGGCATTTCCAGCCGAGCTCCGCCAAACTCCTTCACCAGACGCTTTTCCAACTCCGCATAGTTCCGCACGATCGGAGCCACTTTCGAGTAGAGGGTCTTTTGCGCGAGAGCGGTATCATACACCTCCTGCATTTGCGGGGCGTCTTTCAAGTGGAAAGTGCGCTGTCCGAACTGACCGCGGACAGTAACCGACATGGAATCCTCCACAACAAGGGCCGTTGCCGGGGCGCCATCCCACTCAATCTCGACCGCGTAGGGCCAACGCTGAATCCTCCGGTTAGTATCCCCGACCGGGAAGTAGACGGCATCCTGCCCGGACTCGAAAGCATCAGCCAGCTCCTCCTGCGCCAGGCGGAACATCCAGTTCTGGGAGGCAATGTGGTACTGGTGCAGCGTTGATCCGATCGGGGCCTTGTACGCTTCCGAGTCCACGTACAGGGTCACTTCCCGCTTGGCGGCGTCACGCGCCTGACGGGCAGCTTTCAGTGCCGTCTCGGCCCGGAGTACGCCGGCCGGGCTGTTCTGCGCTATCGCATTCGCCCGTAGATCGCTTAGTTTCCCGACAGTCTCGGTGAGTTGCCCCACCTCTCCGATCTTGGCCGTTAGCTGTTCGAGTTGAGCCTCTCCGAGCAGCCCGCCCATGTACAGCTCCGAAGCCTGCTGGAACAAGTCGCTTTGCAACTCCAGCACATACCGTCCCGGCACACCGCTGAAGTTGATAGTCCGACTGTGCGCTGCGTAGCCCGGATCATCTTCGAAGTGCCGCTCGGCCCCGCCCAGCTCCACAGGGCCCTTGTAGATGTTAACAGTAGCCGCATAGGGTTCCCCCCACATCTCCTCGGGAAACACGCGCAGGATACCATAATCCGCCAGATTCTGGTCTGCGGCGGGGACGCGCTCCAGGGGAAGCGTGGCGTCCTGCACCGCCTGCTTCAGCTCTTCCGAGAGGAAAGTGCCTTCCGGATTTTCCTGCATGAACTTTGCCCAGAATACCTTTTCCTGCTGCTTGATATCGGCCTGACGCATCAGCCCGCGGAGGGTCTCCGCCTTCACCTTCGCCTTATCCGGCAAGCGGCTCAACACCTTCGAGGAGTATTCCCGATCCCACTGGATGGTCTCGCCAGAGATTTCCTCCATCTTGGCGATGGCCCGTTCCAGCTGGCCCCGCTCGATCATCCCCTTAATCATCCGGCGAGCCGCCTCCTGCCCTGCGGGGAAATGGTAAAAGGCGCCGCGGTTCGCCAGCATGTCCAGCTGCTTCTCCAGCAGCTCCTTGGTCGGGATAGCCGTGGCGACGATGGACTCTTCCGGCTGGGCCTGTTCCGGGATAGGTGCAGGGACCGCTTCCTCCTTCTTAACCTTCGCCAGGGTCTCAGCCAGTTTCTTCGGCAGGAGTGCCTTTTGGGCTTCCTTGACCCGTTTGTTCAGGCGGATACGCCCCGTCGGGACTTTCTTGTTCGCATTCCGCAGCGTCATGGAATCCATCCACTGCGAGAAGGTTTCCCCCGGCTGGATCAGCTTTTCCCCGCTCTGCCCGCGCAGGCCTTTCAGCTCCAGGAACAAGGCCCGGAGCTTGCCCATCACATTCTGCAGCACTTTGGCGTAGCCACTCTTCTGCATGTCCCCCACCGAGTAGGAGTACCGGGAGAACTGCTCCGCCATGAACTCGTCAAAGCTCAGCGCCGTTTCCGCATTCCCGAAGGCTTTGCCGATCAGCTCCTTGGCGGTGACACCTTCCAGCGGTCGGCCCATAACCCCCTTCGCCCAGGAGTACACGCTCCGCTCCCGTTCAGTGGTCTTGGCGATGCTATCCCCCAGCTTACGAATCCCGACCCAACGCTCAATAAACTCGTGAGCGGTCATATGCCCCTGAAGGGCGCTGGTACGCAGGGAAATCCAGCTGTGGAGAAGGTTCGCCTCTTCCGGGGCGACGGTGCGCAGCGTCTCGATCTCGGCCAGTGAAAGGTTCCCGGTAATGGTACCGGATTCCAGACGCATGCGCGCCCCGTCGTCGAGTTTCCCGGCCAACCCCTCGAAGAACGTGTGGTGCTTGATGGCGTGGCCGAACTCGTGCACAATGCCGCCCAGGACGGCGAGCTGCGTCTTATAATCCCCGCCGCTGTGGGAGAAGCTCGGCATTTCCCGAGGGGTGATCACGTACAGCTGTCCACTCGGCAGGGAGATCGATTCAAAGGCCCCGAAGGAGGACTTCTGCTTTTCCCCGGCGAACTGCGTCAGGTTCATCACAATCCGAGCGTCCGGGATGTACTTCTTCCTCCACGTATCCAGATCCTCCGTAAGCTTCGAGTAGACCGCGTCCGGGAAGATTTCTTCTCCAGCGTCTCCTCGCACAGCCAGGACAGCACCTTCGCTCAGGCCCTTTTCCCCGATCTGTTCCAGGGTGAGGCCCAGCACATGCTGGTTATTACTCCCAGCGAAGGCGATAGGGCGCTTACTGAACGGCAGCGTCTCTTCCACGAAGCGTTCACTCCGAGCGGCTGCGACCGCCGCGCTGATCCCACCTTCATCCTTAAACACTTCCGGCGAGAAGGCCCGGTCCAGCTTCTCCCCGAACACAACCTGTTCCGGGGTGAGCTCGACCTGAAGTCCCTGCCTCCGCTGCTTCTTCACGACGGCGGCTTCCTCCAGTTCCTGTGGAGTGGGCTCCCGCAAAGGGACCACCGCCGGAGCCGAAATCCCTGCCTCCGCCTCACCGACGATCCGGGCAAGTTCCTTGTGCGCGTCTACGTTCTCGAATACCTGCTCCGTACGGCGCCGCTGCGTGTAGTCCAGAGCCTTCCCTACCCCGCCCACAACACCAGCGCCGCCAGCCGCACTCAGCGCGGTCAGGGTCAGGTCATGCATAACCTCGTCCGGGGACGACCACTTTTCCGGATTGTACAGGCCCTTTTCCGTGAGGCTCTGCGCGATCGTCGTAAACTCTTCTCCGCCGATTTCTTGCGCGACGAACTTCTTCAGCCAGTTGCTCCCCCCTTTCAGCAGGGTATCCAGGCCCAACTTCTCCCCCAGCACCTCGGACCAGCCGTTCGCGAGCGCAGCCTTATACGCCACATCCGGCTCAGCCCCGGCTGCCTTCGCCTCGTTGTACGCTTGCCCGAAGGACTGGGAACCGAACTGGCTCAGGGCGCCGGCAGTAGCGAACCCTGGCCGCACGGCGCCCAAGCGCCCACCAACCAGCCACGGCACCATCTGCCCGACGGAGTTGGCGATGGAAATGCCTGCCTCACCCATCAGGCTCAAATCCTGCGGGGTAGCGGCTTGCAGGTTCTCCCGGGCCTGGTCCCCGAGTTCCGCGCCAGCCCCTTGCAGGTTCTGTCCGGTCTCCCGACGAGAAGCGGCGGCGTCCTCCCCTTCCACCAGCTCGCGGGACTTCAAGAAGGTCTGTTCGAAAATAGTCTTTGGCATATCCAGGGCTCGCGTCGGACTCGCCATCGCTTCCATGACTTTCCCGGAGAACGAGGGGGCGGATTCTTTCAGCAGTTCGTCCCCGGCAGCTTCCATCGCGCCACCTACCCCCTGCCGTACACCCTCTTTCAGGGAAGCAGCGATGGCCCCACCATAACTCGCATTCTCCCGCAGTTCATCCTGCTCGGGAGTCTGGGCCGCCTGCTTCCGCTGCAGTCCCTGCGTGTGTTTCGCAGCTACGGAGTCCATCACCTCCTGCGAGGTGCCGTCTTCGAACTCGATTCGAGATCCGTCGAAAAGCTCAACCTGTTGTACCATGACCTACCCCTTAAGTGATTAACGGGGGACTAGCCCCCGCCTAAAAGTTACTGAATCCGTTGCCCGTTCTTGTCGTAACGGATAACAGCAGCGGGCGGTTTCCCGCCACCCTTCCCCTTTGCCGGAGCCGGGGCGCCCCCTTCAGCAAAGCCGACAGCCTTCGCCAATTCACCGAGCGCGAACTTCCGCTGATTCGTATCCCCGCTTTCGGCGAGAAGCCGCAGGGTCTGGAAGTTCTCCCCTTTAAGCTTTGACGGGTCGAACGCCTCGGCCACTTTCTTGGCGACCTGCTGGTCATCCCACTCCGGATTCGCAGCCCGAACGTACTGCTCCAGCTCGGCCATGCGCTCCTTCGCGGCACTCTTCCCGGTCTTCCCAGTCCCGTGGAGAACGGCGCTGGGCTGCCCGTCATCGAGGAGTGCGTCGGCTGCCTGAGTCCGGCGACGGGTAAAATCGGCGGTAGCGCCGGCAGCCGCGGCGGCCGCGTTGCTCGCGTTGATCCGACTCCGGTCCAGGTCCAGATCGAGCTGATACTGCTCCGCGATCCGGCTCGGGTTCGCCTTGTACTCGTCCAGCAGAGCTTGCGCCTCTTCCTTCCGCCCGAGGGCGGCGAGGCGGCGGGCTTCCGCGGAGACCTTCTTCTTCGTCTCGGGGAAGAGCTCAGCTTTTTGACTCGTCTCCTGCTTCGTCGCGGCCGTGCTGGCTTGTTGCGACTCGATCTGGGCATCGGCCAGGCGATTCTGCCGCGCGACCTGGGCATCCTGAATCCCAGCCTGGCGCATATTCTCCTGCGTCATCTGTTGAGCCGTAACACCGACGGCGAGCGCATCCCCGATCAGCCCGGCACCATTCTGGCCCGGACGCTGCCCCTGCAACAGGCGCGCCCCGGCGAACAGCATGGCATTGGTCCAGGATGGGTCGTTCCCGATCTTGTCGAAGAAGCCCCCGCCAGCAGCCGGAGCTGCCTGGGGAGCGGCTGGAGCGGGCGAAGGGGCCTGCTGCGGGGCAGGCGGATCGCCACCAAACAGAAGGTTAGCGAAGTCCATTACTTCCTCCCGTACAAGAGTTGACCAAGGGACGGGCGGCTGCCCACGCTGGGCGCACTCTGCATCTGGGCGGGAGCCACACCTCTCCCACCAGCCGGGGCGTTGGAGTGGACGTTGGTGGAATCCTGATTCCCGCCCCCCATCGACATCTTCGCCAGTTGTGCGATCTGCTCCGGCTTGAGCCCGGGAACCTTACTCGGGGGGACGCCGGTTTGCAGCGGCTGGCCGGGAACGCCGCCAACAGGCTGACCGCCCGGCGTGACGGGGAAGACTTCCGCGCCACTCGGCTGCATGCCGGGGGCCAGAACTTCGCCTGTCGCGGGGGGAACCGGACCGCCGGGAGGCGGAGCCATACCAGCCGGGGGGACCGCTCCGGGAGTCGCGGTCGCCGCTCCTGGCGCAGCCCCAGCCCCCGTCTCCGCAAGTGGGGCGAGGATGGCCTCCGCGCCGGTCGGGGCGACTGCACCCCCCGCCGACATGGCACCAGCTTGCGCCGCCGCAGCAGCTTCCGCCGCACCAGCTCCCGCCGCGGCGCCAGCACCCGCACTGGCGCCAGCCCCGGCACCGGCTGCCAGAGCCCCTTCCGCAGCGAGCGTCCCGGCACTAGCCGCCGCTGCGCCGTTAGCGCCGAGAGCGCCAGCAAGCCCCGGAGCCGCAGCCCCACCGCTCATAACTGTCGCACCGACCGCCAGAGCGGGAAGAATAAAATCAGCAAAGCCACCCATTTTTCACCTCCTTAAGCTTGTGAAGACATTTGTTTTGCGAGGGCGTACACCGACGCTGCGCCACCGGCTGCCTGCGCCGTGGTGCCAAGAGCGTCGCGTTTGCCGGACGTCTGCGCGGTCGTCGTCGTGCCGGGAGCTGCTCCACCGTAGACGATGTTCGCGTAGTTCTGCAGCGGAAGCCACGGAGCGTTCAAGCCCCACATCTTCGCGTTCGCATCGTAGTCCAGCAGTTGTTGCTGGTACGCCTCTTTCTGATTCCCGACGCTCGACAGCCAGTGCACAGGAGTCATACCAGCCTCGAGAGCCTGCGGGGCAAACATCAAGGTCTTGGTGAACGTATCCTGGCCCTTATCGTAAGCGGCCGAGGCCATCTGGGAGGTAACGTCGCCCACCTCGCGCGCGTACCGGCCAGCCGCGAGGCCTTCGGCGATACCTTGCCGGCTGCCCCCGTACTGTCCAGCCGTCTCGGCGCCGCCCCGAATCTGGCTCAAAACGCCGCCGGCATCGGTATAGCTTTCCGTGATCGGGCGAGTAGCCGCCTGAATCGCGGACTGAAGGTACTTGTTCTTCTCCACATCCATCGAATCAGTCAGACCATACTTCACCCCCTGGTTGATCTGATTGATAGAATCCTGAGCCGCAGCCGCGTTACTCACGGCGAGGTTCTGCGCAACAAGCGTTTCGTTGGCGAACGGGGCCACCTGCGCGCCGGGGTATTTGGAGTTACCCAACTGCCCCTTGGTCGCGTTGTAGATGTTCGTAGCCTCGTCCATCACCTGCGCGCGTTTCGCTGCTTCCTCCGGCGAGTAATTAACCGTGGTGCTGCTCGACTTTCCGCCGCCACCAGATGACATTGTCAGTCCTCCAAATCAATAGCCATGACATTGGCCAGTTTGCGAAACCCGAGTCGCTCCGTTTTGGCAGCAACTTCGTCCCGGCATTCCGTCATGACTCGGGAAACCCCCAGCTGCGCCAGCCACACCTCGGCGACAGGGAAGAAGAGGTCCCACATTTCCAGCATACGGTACCCGGCAAGGGCGTTGATAAAGCACACTGTCTTGCGCGGGAAAGAGATAATTTCCGTCACGCAAACCAGCGCCAGTTTCCCCTCTTCCCGGAAGAGCCACAGCTGCATCCGGCCCTCGTGGATAGCCACAAGGACGTCCTCCGGTTGGTACTCCCCCCGACCATGTACAGCCGCTTTCTCGATCAGGGGAAGTACATCACGCCACACCTCAAGCACACGAGGCCCCTCAACGTACTCGTAAGATGCGGCTTTTAATGGGGAGGTTAATTTAGAATTAACCCGACCATCAATTCCAAGTTCCTCATTCATCCTATCTTAACTCCAGACATGAAGGCGCTGAAAATGCTAATCGTAGTGAGGTCCCACGCGTGGACAAATCCAGTTACAGTATCTCCCGCAGCCAACTCCACTATCACACTACTCAACGCATTTCCGTAGTTGTCTCCATACCGCAAAGCAAACGATCCAGGGACAACTACACCCTTCACCCGCATGTAGGTAGCCGCAGCTCCAAGGTACCCAGAATGTCCCACGGAGAATTGATATATACCAGCCTCCGGGACGGTGTAAAGCCCCGAGGACGGCGAAAACGCGGACCTATTATCCAGTAATACCTGCGACCCTGGGGTAGTTTGCCCTACAACTAGAACCCCATTAGTCGTAGCGTTTTCAGGATACCACCCAATATACAAAGCCGGGGGGAGAACAGCAGCGGGTGGCGTGTACCGCAGCTTCTGCCATTGTCCACTGATATACTCGTACAGTCCCGCCCCAGACCCGGGATTCCAGCCTACCCCGTCTGCACTAGCTAAGTCCCCTTCCCTTGGCCTGACCGGAGGAACAGCCAGCGGGGGTAGCCCGCGTCCTTTGGTTATTAGACCAAAAAGACTCGAGATACGCAACAATTCTTCCCCGACGTACCTAGGGAGATCGGATACGTCAGCCGGGACATTGTTCGGAGAATAGTTCATCAACCCGCTCCCACGTAGACAGCTTCCACATCCGTGCCGGAGAATTTCCACGGCATCGTGTTGACTGATTCCAGACGCAAACCGAACAGCTTTCCTGTGACCAGGGGATCGATATATTCGTCAGTTCCAAGGATGAAGTCCTCAGGCGGGAGCCATTCGGTAACTTCATTGACACCGTCAGCCACCCCGATGGAGATACGGACGACATCCCCTGCCCGCCCGGTGATCCGCGGCCACAGTCTGAGCAGTTTCTTCTTACTGGTCATGTCCGGGGGCTGCGTCGACCGCATCACAATCCCAAGCTTGTCACGCTCGAGCAGACTCGGAACGGGGGAAAGCTTGGAGTTACCGATCAGGTTTATCCCGTTCGGATGCATGCCCAGGAGCATGAAACGGTTCCGTACCAGTTTCGGAATCCCCCAGGCTTGCGTCAGGGTATCCCAAGTTCCGACCACGTTAGCCCAGGTCTGAGCATTCTCCGCTGGTGGGGTGATGGAGCCGCCGATAACAAAACTGTAATTCGCAAGGTCACGGGTGCTGAACGTCCCAGTCTCCCAGTTCCAAGCCAGTGCCCGGTCCGCTTCCAGTCCATTCGAATCCACGCTCCGATAGCAGAGCCAGGCCTCTTTTTCTTCCACGTTGGTAGTGACGTAGCACGCCGCAAGCTGCCGAACGGAGAGGGAATTGATCAGGGACAGCACACGGCCAGAGGCGATGGACTGGTACGTCTGTCCGTCATGCACGACCAGGTCCTGGCCGGTGAAGACGATATGCCGCCGGGGAGGGATCTCCGCCACACAGTTCGGGTTCCGCATCCCCCAATTCTTGAAGATGGGCCAAAAGCGGAAAATGTACATTCCGCCTATATGCTGCATGCCCCAGACGGAATCCTCTTTGTAGATGATGTTGATGTCGCCGAGTTCCAGGCAATCCACCAGATCCCCTGGAGTGCCGGAGAGTGGATACTCCCCGGCATCTTTCGTCGGGTCGGCGATATCCCAGCTGCTCGGCACCGCGCCGGGGTCCGCGGGATGACTCCAGCGAATCGTCGTGGGCCGCCGCTGGCCGTCCTGCACAATTCCGAGAGCGAGAAGATACGACTTGAACGAACGAAGGACTCGCGCCTTGAGGTTAGCGGGCCAGTTCGCCAACGGGACCACCTTTACCCCAGGGTCAGCCTGGAGCCAGGCTTGCGGCACGTCGTTGAAGTTATTCACCACAACCACTGACCCAAGATAACCGCCGTTCCAGCGGGTGTTCGCGGGAAGAGTGTACCCCCCTCCCACGGCTCGGGTGATGTCAGTAATCGTCCCCATCCGATACATGTACAGCCGGGTAGCCCCTCCGAGCAGCCAGCAGGCGGACCCGTCACTCAACGACGTGGAGGCGATCCCCCAGTTAATGCCGATCCCGGCCTCCGTATGCAGGGGGACGTCCCCCGGACAGGGGGTTACGGAACCGTCCTGGAACTGCACGTTATGCCCGCGAGTCCAGAACCCCGGCGGGAGCTCGGCCGGGGGAATGTCTGTGTTGATTCCATTAGCCCCGGTAGGGCTGAACGACTGAATACCCATGATTACTCCTTCACCGCCGGAGCCTTCGCCAGCAACTCGGTCTGCCGGGCGGAGATGCGGGTCGTCCCGAACTCGTAGTTGTAGATGTTGTCCAGATACCCGAGGAAGCGTCCGAGGACCAGAGTCACGATCCCCTTAATGTCGTCCGGAAGTGTGGGGTCTTTCCACACCAGCCAGACCATCGCGCAAATCATGAGGATAGCAAGCCCGGCCATGAGGTCAGCCCGGACGTTCCGCTTGCCGGCCAACGCGAGCTTGGCGTCCCGTTCCCTGGCGCTTTCGCGGTCCCGCACTTCCAGGTCCGCATAGCGGAAACCACGTTCCTGTTCTTCCGCTTTCAGCCGAAGCTCCAGCATCTTCAAGGCCGCGATCTGTTCCCCGGTCATCTGACCGCTCTCGATCAGGGATTGGATTTTTTCCTGGGTCGGCTCGGATATTCCGAAGATTTCCCCGATAGCGGCGACAGCGCCCCCGGCCAAGGGGCCGAGCAGCGCACTGGCGACGGTCGGGGCCAGCTTCCCTATGACTTGTTTCCAGTCCATCATCGCACCTCCAGCGTGATTTCTTCCCCTCGGGCCTCCGCGCCAGCCATCAAATTCACCATCTCTTCGTTTACCCGAGAGCACTCCCACACCCCGTTCATGTTAGCGCGGGCGCCGAGCAGGGGACACCCCTCGGTATCCTCCTCCGTGTTTCCCCCATGAAAGCGGATTCCGGTGAAGAAGGGGACATTCAGCACTTCGGGCATAATGCGCTTGAAGCGGGCGGACATGCTGAGCCGCATGGTGTAGTGGCCGCGGGGGATGGCTGTCTTTCCCGGAACCTTCTCCCCCCCGGCCTCCAGCCGGCGATCGGTATCCTCGCAAATGTACCCAAGCATGCGAGAATCGCAGTACAAAATGCCGAGCGTGCGCGTCTCGGAGCTGACTTGCCGCACGAGTTCAAAGTGCATACGACCTCCTAGTCTTTATCAGCGAACGGGCACCCGGACTTGCGGTTCGGCGTGCGGGCGAAGAGCTTGCGCAGGCCGAGGACAATCAAGATCAGCGTGTAGATCGCAGTCAGGATATACACCAAGTCCGGGAGGGTAATATGGTTCAAGTCCAACGCTGTCACAACGGCCGGGGGCGTTAGTTTTGCGCCTTCTTGTAATGCGGTCTGGGATGACATGGGGAAATCTCCAGTTATTTGATCGCGTTGGCGGCGATGAACAGGGAGTCGAGCCGGGATTCCAACTGGGACTCGGTGAAGAACAGCACGTTGCGCGCAATGAGGTAGATCTTATCGTCATTCCGCTCGAAGTGGAGGGCTTCCCGCCAAGCCAACCCTACCCGGGGAGGGCAGGCGGCCGAGGCGACGAAGTCCTCGATCTGGTTGTAGTACCCAGCATCCATAAGCGCGGCCTTCGCCTGGTACGCCGTCACGCGCTGCGGAACGGGCTGTGCAGGCTGGTCGGCTGCCGTGGGAGCGCGGAAGGTGCCGTCTGGCTGTTTGATCCAGCCGGGTTGTACCTCGTCATCCACAGCGTACGCTTGCGGGGGCGGCTGGCTCGGATCGAAGGCCGGGACCATCTCCAGCGGAAGGGTGACGAGGACCACCTCCACTCCATTGTTAATAACAGTATTTGCGTATTTCATTCCCCACCTCCTCCGCTATCATTGAATATTGACCCACTGCACATCAACCACAGCACCGTTTGCCCGCGTGTATCGGATATAGCGGTTGATGCCGTCCTCGTACTTGACGATGCTGACGACAGCGGTCATCGGCGCGTAGCTGTGGGTGTGGCTGGCGTCAGCTTTCCCCGCTACCGAGGACGCCGACGCCCCACCTGCGTTAGTAATGTCAGCCAGGGTCAACGCCACAGCTCCGGTACGCCCGAAAACGCTGCTCACCGGCGCAGACGGCGGCGCGGCCCAGGTCGGATTAGCGCCGCCCCCTTGTGAGGTGTACACGTACCCGGCTGTCCCCTGCGGAATCAGTTTGTCTGCATTCTGCGCATTCGTCGCATTCGTAGCGTTCACAGCGGTGTCCGCTGCAACCGGAGCGTTACTCCGGAGCATGCGCAGGGCTTCCCACGTAGTCCCGGAGTTGAAAGCCCACAGACACTGGCCTGCCGCCAGGGCTACCGAGGCCACATCCCCCGGGAACTTGTCAGCCCCGGATGCGGCTACCGTGCAGGCGTTCCGCGCCACGATCACGCAGTCGAAAGCCGCCAGCCCGGAAAGGGATGGGAGGGTAATCACACTCGCCCCAGCAACTATCACCGTAACCTGGTTGTCCGTGACGGTGAGTGTTGTATTCGCGCCAGCGACGATGCAAGTGCCGAGAGGCCGGCCCATGCCGGGGAAGGTTGCGCGTAGCACCTGTTTGATCAGGCGGATATGGTCATCCCCTTCCGGGATTTGGTCCCCGGTGGCGGGAAGCGTAGGGTCCAGTTGCCCCAATACGGTTGCAGCTTCGATAGTCATAGCAGTTCCTTACATGGTCCGGGTCTGGTTAACCTCTTCCATCGCTACGTGGCGCTTATACAGCCGATCCCACGCAGCCGCCAAATCACTCTTGAAGGAAGCTTCCAGTGCCGCGTTCTGCAGCACCTTCCCAGCAATGGCGGCCCCGGCCGCAGCCACGACTACATCGGAGGCGTACTTCAGCCATTTCGTCTCCACGTTCTCGGCAATCATGCTGACATCGCGGGCGTAGTACCGAGTCTTGATCCCGTACGCCTGATCCGGAAGCGGGAAGAACGCGAAGTACTCCCCGACAGTGGCGTAGGCAACAGGCATCCCCGAGCCGGGATACTTCCGCGCCAGCACATCGTAATTCCCCTTTTCCCGGAAGGGGAGCTCCGTACCGTCGGGAAGCACGAGCATGAGCTCCTGCTCCTCGATTTCCCCGAGGAAGTCGACGGGGAAGGGGAGGCGACGCTCGCCTGCGGTGGTCGCAGCCTGGGACAGTTCGCTTTCGAGGAACCAGGGAATCCACGAATTGCCCTCGAGCTGGGTGCGCTGGACGAAGCCCATTTCCTGCATAATCAGGGCGTCCTTGTTCCGCAGGCCGCCGGCGCGGCTACGGATCAGGTCAACTACTTCATCGCGGAGCATATCACACCCCCAGCGTGATGGTGAGAGTCAACTGCCAGGACTGCGCGGAGGTCTTAGTGCCGAGGGCTTCCACCTTCCGATTCATCATCGTACCAGCGGCGTTGGCATTGAAGATCGCCCACTCGTTCCACGCGAAGTTGGCTTCCGCCGCTGCGAACGTGGCGCGGAAAGTCAGCACTCCACTCGCCTCGGTCGGGTAGCCGGAATCCATCCCCTTTCGCATCTTGTTCGCGGCAGCCTGCAGGTCAGTCTGAGCCGCGGCGAAGGCAACCGCGCTATCCCCGACACCGATATAGCTGTTCGCGGCGTTGTACGGGGTAGCGGCGCCGCCAATTGCCAGCTTACCGAGCAGATTCTTGAATGCAGTCGTCAGTGCCATGTTCGTTTCCTCCATGCAGCGGGTATTCGTACTCTTGCACGATCGTTTCGACTACGTCCCCCGTAGCCTCGTCGATCTTTTTCAGTTCCATCTTCACCTTAATCTTCACAGCGGCGGTATCTTCTGCCATTTATCTTCCCCTTTATCTTGAGTTGTTTGGGACCAGTTGTCAATCTTTTTCGGCTGCTGCGTCCAGTTTGCCGGGGGAACTGGAGCGTCCGTAGGCCACGCAGGGACTGCCACGCTCTGGTCCGAGGGCCAGTCCTCTACCACTGTCCGAACGTCCTCGGAGACCAGGACTAGCAGCTCGTCGGTTCCGAATAGCTGGAACAAGACCCCAGCACTTTCCTCCGCGGTGAGTTGCCCGCTGTCCTCGTAAGTGGAAAGGACGAGCACCTCCCCGTACTCCTCGGAGAGCAGGTCCCCGCCATCCTCTACTCCGGACTCGGAAGCGATACTCCCCGCTTCCTCGCCCGAGACCGTGACGAAATCCTCCGCAGACACGGGAAGCTCGTCCACGATGATAAGGAGTTCGCTCACCTCCTGCGCCGACAGCGTACCCGGATCGTCTAGGGCGGTATACCCGTCCAGCTGCCCGAGTTCATCCGCAAGCACAGTTCCGGCATCCGCCCCAAGAAGCAAGGCGTAAGCCGACGCCGCCTCGACGACAGTAACTGTACCCGCATCCGTGCGAGTGAACATCTTGGTCAGGCGGGCCAGCTCCGTACAGGTCACTGTCCCGGAATCAACGCCGGTGCCCTGGCCGAGCGCCCACGTGCCGACGTAGCTACTCCACGTCAGCCCGGAGGCCTCGGTCCAGGTTAGTCCCAGCGTCCCGCGTGGCATTATTCAGCCGCCTGCACCAGTTCACCAATCACAGCGTGGGTATACTCGAAGCTGCCCACGTGCCCGATCTGCTGGCTTACCCCGTGATCGACCCAGATGGGGATACCGACCTTTTGCAACGCTTCGCAGAAGGACCAGTCCTCGCCCTGGTAGTCGTCCCGTTCGGGGAGATATTTCATATCCCAGCACCCATCCCCGATCGCGGCAAACACTTTCATGTTGACCAGCATAACGCCGGTGCCGACCCGCCAGACGAGTTCCAGTTTCTGCGACTCCGAGTACACCGGCTCCCCTTCCGCCACTTCCTCGGAAAAGGCGCGAGCGGTCGGACGGGCGGGGATCTGCTTCGTGACGCAGTTTGCCGCCACAACCAGCTTCCTCGCCATACCGAGGCGATGGACCAGGTCCTTCGGGAACGTGTGATCCGAGTCCAGGAAGAGCAGGTGCGTGGCCTTCGCGGCTCTGGCGGCCTTCACCAGGTTCATCCGATTCCGGGGAAGGATACTCGACCGCACATTCACAACCCGCAGCTCTTGTCGCGTATAGCCCGGCACCGGGCACTTGTCGAAGTACGCCACCAGATTCACCAAGCACATAGCGAACTGGGCGTCCCAGGTATTCCCCGACGGGACTCCGACGACGCAGCGGAAAGTGTCACTCATCGTCGTCCTCCTTCGACAGCTCCTCGAAGACGTTCCCACCTCCCTCGACCATCACCTCGTAGTCCCGGACGCGAATCTCGTGCGTGACCTTTTCCTGGTCTCCGTACGACTCCCGCTGCTCCAGAGCCGCGACTTTCCCCTTAATCACCAGCGTGACAGTCTGACCGATTTCCAGTCCTTTGATGTCCTCCTTCTCCACCTGGAGCCAGAGAGTCGGGGAATCGGCAGGGCACAGCCCCACCCCCGCATTAGCCACTTTCACCTTCCGCTTCTTTGCCATAGCGCTTCTCCTTGTTGAACATGGGATAATTCTGCCCGCGTAGCAATCCCCGGTCAACGGCTCCTTACCGAAAACGTGGACGGGATTGAGGGGCGAAAAAATGGGGAGGTTAATTTCGCAATTAACCGCCCCATCCACCCCAAGGTACTACCTTACGTCAGGTTACACCACGAAGTTGCTGATCCAGCCCGTGGTCTTGGCGTGTTCGAGTTCCAGGCCGGCTTCGGTCAGCCACTGGCCCTTCTTCTCGTCCGCATCGTTCGCCTGGATGTTGTCCTTGAAGGTCGTATCACGCATGGCGCGGTACTTGACAACGCTTGGGTCGAAGATGAAGGCGTCGTTGGTGAAGCGGCCGTGCGTGTTGAACAGCGGGTGGCTCTTCACGTAGAGCGTCCCTTGCGGGAGAGTCCAACGCTGGAGGTTCATCCCGTATTCCTTGACGATGCCGTCAAAGTTCACACGCGTGCGGGCCTGGCTGTTGGCAAGCCGGTTGAGGCTGTTCAGGAAGCCGTTGCCCGCGAACACCAAACGCTCGTCACCGGCGTTCGACTGGTAATCGAACACCTTGTACACCGCGTCGGTGAAGGTCGTTTCAGTCGGGGTCGTCGTGAAGGCCGTGATCATCTGCGGCGCGTACTGCGACAGGAACCACAGGAAGCCGCCGGTGAAGCGCAGGGGCTTGCCGTTGGCGCCAACCGTCTCGAACCGCTTGCCGAACAGCCACGCAAGTTCCATCACCACCGAGTGGTCGAACATCTTGCGCTTCTTGTCGTTCTTCACAGGGTCGCCCGTACGCGTCCGGGTACGGCTGGCCGTCTCGGTGATGTCGTAGGTCGTCTTGAAGATCTGACACAAGTTCATGAACTTGGTCGGGTTGCGGGTCGAAGCGGTCGGGGCGCCCGTACCTTCCGCGAACACACTGCCGATGCGGGTCAGGCAGGTACCATGCGCGAGCGGGGCCGCGGTCGTGCCGGCTGCGCCGCGTTGGAACTGCACCGTACTGCCGGTACCAGCCGTGGTGGCGACGATCACCTCATTGTTGTAGGCGCTGGTCAGGGCCTTTTCAACGAGGAACACGTCACCAGCCACGACGTCGGACGCGTCGGTCAGATTCGACGTAACGACAACGCTCGTGTCGGTGGTCGAGTAGCCCGTGTTGAAGTTCACGGTCAGGCGGAGCGCGTTCAGCTCTTCCTCGTACCACGAGAATTCCGGGTCATCGGTCTTCTCGGACTTGGCCTTGGAAAGAAGGGCCGTGAGCGGAGCCTGCCCGTTGGGTTGACGCCAGAGGATCATTTCACGGAAGTTCTTGGGGCGCTCATCGGTGCCCCAGTCTCCGGTACCACGAAGGCCTGCGATAGCCATAATTGTACTCCTTAGTCACCGTTTTTCAGGAAGTCTTCGGCCATCTGCTCGAAGAAGTTCTCAGACCCGGCGGGACGACTTGCACCCGATCCGCTCCCACGTGCGGGAGTGAACGGAACCGGGGCAGCGGGAGTCGTTGGTACGACCGCAGCCGGGGGAACCCCTCCACCAGCCACAGGGGCCGGCATGTTCAGGGAGGCACGAACCAGTGCGCCAATGGCGCGCGCAGCCTCTTCAGGACTGGCTTGCGAGTTCATCTTGCGATAGACCGTACCCAACTGGATGATCGCCGGTTCGAGCCGGGGATCGTTGAGGTCCGGGTTCACGCTGGAGAACAGCGAACGAGCCGACGTCTCGCGTTGCGTTGCTTGGGTGTGATCCGCGAGGATCATCGGCATACTTGCCTGAATCGCCTGCATGGCGTGTTCCAGGACTTCCATGTGCATCCGAGCGGCCATGCGGGGCAGAATCTTTTCGGGCTCGGTCAGCAGCGCAGCGGCGTCATCATCGTTGATGGCGTACAGCTGCGTAGCGAGGACCTCTTCCCGTCCAGCGCGCCACGCCTGATACTGCTCCGCGGTGGGAGCATTCGTCGGAGTGTCAGGGACTTCCGGGGCGGGAGCGGGAGCCGGAGCAGCAGGAGCCGGGGCCGGAGCGGGGGCAGGCACCACGGGCTGCGGAGCGGGCTCCACAGGTGCCGGGGTAGCCGGGGCAGGGGCAGCCGCAGGCGCGGGCGTGGGAGTCGGCTCCACGCTCGGTTCCACGACCAAATCCCCTTCCTCCCCGCCGAGGTCATCGGCGTCGAGCTGGTTATGGATCTCGTCCCAATTAACGTCAGACTCCGTCGAGTCCGAAGCGGTGCTAACATCCTCGCTTGCCGCAGGCTGCACAAACGACGTGTCGCTCCCGGCGCCCGAGCCGGTATCACCGTTTTCCCCGGCCTGATTGTGGAAACGCCGCAGCAGTTTATGAATCAGCATTGCTATCTCCTTGCTTGGATTTGAGTTGCTCTTCGATGTCTACCAAAATACCTGTCAGCGTTGCTTCCACTGACAGGCGCCCTTCCATCTTCCCCTTGACCCGCTCCGAGATGGCGAGGATGTTCGGGTTATCAGGCGAACCGTAGATCAACTCAGTCTGAAGTCGGTCCACTTGTGCCTGAAGGATTGCCACCAATTTTAACCACCCCGGACTACTTTGCAAGTCCTGGAACTCTTTGCGTAGAGCATAACACTCGTCCTTGGTGAGGAGAGTAGTATCGACGATATTTGCCATTATCCTGTCGCTCCCATACCCGGAATCTGCCCGGGTTCGTTGAGGTTAGTCCGCATAGGCACTACATTCCCGGCAGCGGCCTGCTGCTCCATCACGCCGTCCGGGACCACCTGGACGCGGAAACGTTCCAGATTCTTCAAGCCCCCGAGCTGCGCCACGAAGGCGAAGATGCGGGGGAGGTCATACCCTTGCATCATGCCGGGGACTTTCGCCAGGTTCGAGAGCAGCATCTGCCACGTGTTCACCTGTGCGAAGCGGTCGATCGGCAGCGTCCCGTCGACGGGGACGAAGTCGAAGAAGCCCGCAATGTCCTTGGGGGTGATCTGCATATACTTCTCAGCGAACTGCCCTCCGTCTCCGACAATCCGGTACTTGCGTTCTGCGGAGTAGAGCTGCTGAGTGTTCATGGTCATCTTCATGCACAGCGGGGAGAACCCCATCGCGCTGAACCACTCGCAATTCGTCTTCAGCCGGTTCACGCCGAAGGTGGTGGAGGAACGGACTTCCGTTGCGGTCTTACGCCCGCCAGAGTTCACCGCCCCCATCACATTGTCGTTCACGCCAGTGACGCGCTGGGCCAGGCTGGCCACGACTTCTGAGTCGTTCAGGTTCGAGCGCGTGACGTCAGCGACGGGGAACTGGTGCAGGAGGGTCCGCACGTCCTGGCCGTATGCAGCCGGCTTGAGGCGCACATGCTTGCCCGGCCCAGGTTCCTCCAGGTCGCGGACGTGGATCATACTGGGATCGAACACGAAGATGTTGTTCAGCGCAGCCCGCACGTTGTAGAAGTGGGAGTTGAACAGCCACTCCATCGTCTTGTTCAGCGGGTCGAGAATTTCCAGCATGGACCGGTTGAAGACGTTGTAGCCCTCCACCTCGCAGCTGATCACGTCGAACGGATACCTGTTGTGGATCAGGCCCAGGGGCTGGGCGCCGACGATAATCCGCTGATTAGCGATCGTGAACACCCACTTTTCAGGCCGGTTGCTCGAGCCCAGGCCGACCTCGCTGGGGATGAGGTTCCAGTGGAATTCTTCCAGCACGACTGACGAGGGAGTCCCCTTCTCGCCATCCGGGTAGAAGTCGATATTGTCCCCGGCGAGCTCAGTATTATTCCCGGTCTCCCCCCGGTCGAAGTCAGCCCCGGTCTGCGAACCTTCCTTAACCAGCGCGTCCACGTTGAAGTAGATGCCGTCTACGGCCTTGGTCGCGATCTTGTTCCAGCCCACCTTGTCGAAGACGATGCAGAACTCCCCTTCCTGGAAGCGGATCAGGGGGACGCGCGGGTCGGTGTAAAAGTCCTGGGGCCGAATGTTGTACAGCCGGTTCCCTTCATACCCGACCATCTCCTCGGAGACTAGGGCGAGTTCCGACGTGCCGGGGATGGGCACCCCCATGAAGGTGCGAGGCCGCTCGATCTGCTTACTCACCGTGAAGACTTCCCGGTCCCAGTAGTGCCCGACGACGGCGTGCCCGTACTTGCCCACATCCATCAGCCAGATGAACAGCGGGACTGAGCCGCCGCCCACGGAGAACTGGTAATCCAGCATGCTCTCCATAGCGATTTCCGCATTCTGGCTCTCGCCGTGCCGGCCCTTCAGCTGAAAGACGGGATCGCGGGCGAGAAGAACGCTCGTGTAATACGTGTGCGAGGTGAGCAGCATCGCGTAGCTGTACGGGACCGAGATGGTGACATAGTCCTGCTTCCCGCTCGCCCGGTTATCCTTCCGAGCGGAATCAACATCCGCCTCCGGCATGTAAGCGGTGAAGGTATTCTCAGCCTCCTTCCAGGCCTTGTCGCGGGACTTCCGCTGCTCATCCCGCGACATGCGGCGGAAAGCGGAGAACCGCCCGATGATCTTCTTGTGAAGCGGAGACCCGAAGGGGATACGGAAAACCCCAGGCTGCAATTTCGTCTTATCGTATTTCATGGCGCGTTCCTGAAAGTAAGGCGACGGGCTTCGCCGTCGTATTCATCTTCATCATCTTCCCCCTCGGGAATCCGGCGGGACTCGCCTTCGAGGATGGAATCCAGTCCCCGGTCCTCGGCCCAGTCAATCCCGATCGACACTGCATCCAGCACGTCATCGTGAATCTCCGCGAGCGGGGAGAACTCAATATACTGCTCAAGGAACTTCGCGTGCGAGCGGCGCACATACAGCCGCTGATACGCCACATAGCCCCCGATCGCCTGCACAATCCGGTCAGGTTTACTCCGTCTGTCCTGACGCTTGAACACCGGGAGGGGGATGCGTGCCTTGCGCAATTCCTTCTCCAGGTACCAAGCCAGCGTGCGCTGGTACGCGATACTCTCCACCACGCAGCCGATTGGCCGGAAACGACGAGCATACTCAAAGACGGCAGTGGTCACCATCTCAGGGTTCTGGCCTGTAGCGGCCTGATATTCCACAAGATACACGTTCCCTTTTTTGAGTGCAAGCACTGCGACCACATTATCGTCGGCCTTCGGGGAATCGCTCGACGCGGGGTCGATAGCGATCAGGTAAGTGGCGTAGTCCGGGAGAGTTTCCCAATACATCAGCTGACTCTCCATGAAGGAGGCCGTCTCCTCGCTCACAACCTTACACTCTTTCTCCCGGAGCCAGATGGTCAGGCGCCCGGCCTTTACTGCGTGCTCCTTCGCCTGGAGCAGAGTCGCTGTCGGGTAGCGTTCCGGCCAGCGGCTTTCCCCGGCTTCGTCAAAGATACCAAACCGGAAGAACTTCCAGGCCGGGTCCGACTCGCAGCTTTCGATCAGGTCGAACTTACTCTTCGGGGTGTCGAGGATAATAGCCTTCGCGTTCGGCGCCTCGCTCTCCGGGGCGAGGGAGTTCAGCAGGGCGCCGAAGACCAGGTTCTGTTCCTTCTTCCGCTGCCCGGCCGAGTTGGCCGCTTCGTCTGTGGACGTGTCATCGCAGATAATCAGGTCCGGCCGGTAGTCATCAATGTTATACCCGCGCAGCTGGCCGGTGATACCCAGGGCAAGCAGGGTCACTGGATGCTCGAACTTCCCGTGAATGATCTCGATATGGTCGTCGCTCCACTTGCTCCCCTTCCGCAGCTTGAAGATTTGCGTCCAGGTCTTGTTATGCTCGATCTGGCGCTTAATCCACCGCAGGGTCATGATGGAGTGGTACTGGCTGGCGGAGACGATCAGGCCCGTCCGGGTAATCCCGTAGGCGATGCGGCGGCTGATCAGGGTCCGGATCAGGGTCGTCTTGGCCCCGTCCCGGAAGACCTCGATTGCCACCTGCCGGAAGTCCGGGTTATCCAGCACCGTGCCGATGCTCTCATGAAACACGGGACTGGCTTGGCGGAAGGTCCGGGGAAAGAAAATGCGCCCGTAGCGGGTTAGGCTCGTGGCGCCAATCCGGACAGCTTCGTCCGGAGACAGGAGAATATTGTCAAACATCAGGGCCTCCAGATGTGAACCTTAAACCCATGCGACATCATGTCCACTTCATGGGCGAAGACAGTTTTCTCCGGGAACGGGGTGGCGGGGTCAAACCACTTAACCAACTCGCACACCTCGTACCTCCAGAGGTCCCGGGGAAAGATCGCTTCCAGCACTGGCTGGTAAAGGTGCCGGAGCTGCCACCAAGCGTCCGAGGTATGCTGGTACTTCACCTCGACGATCACGATCCGACCCTCCCGGGGCTTGAAGAGAATCCCGTCCGGCTGGCACCAGCGCCACTTCCCGTCCGCGAGGAAGCGAATCCACGGGGAGTTCACATAGCCCTCCCCGAGACGCTCCTGCAGGTACTCCTGCGCCTTCTTCTCGTACCGGACGCCCTGGAGCCTCCGACCCGTGAGGCGCCGCTTCGTCAGGCTGGGGGGAGTGCAGAAGTGGGCGGCGACGACCTGGCCGGCTGGCCTAAATCCCCCGTGCGGGGGACAGTATTGTACAGGGGTGTCCATGTCAGCTCTCCCGGCCAATCCCGCCATTCGCCTCGTCCACGTCCAGCTCCTTCACTTCCAGCACCTCCCCTTCGATCTCCTTCTCGCACTTCCCGCGAGCCACTGTCGCGATCAGGTTCTGCGCGTCCTGCAGGTCCGTGACGGTCACGCTCACAGTGACCCCGGCCGGGGACTGGCCCCCGACCATACCTCCCGGGGCACGGGCGCTTTGCGGGGCGTAGCCGAGCCGGTGAAGGATCTTGTCCGTGGCGTCCAGGACGAACTTCGGGTCTTCGCTCTGTTCGAGCTGCTGCGTGAGCTTCTCCACGCCGATGTCCGCCACTCGCCGGAGTTTGTCCGGGATACCCTGCACCACCAGGGAGGCGAGCTGAATCTGACGCTCTTTCAGCGCGGCCTGGAAGATGTCCGAGTGGATCACGGTGCTCACCCAGGCCTGGGAATAGCCGAAGACGTCCGCGAGCTCCCGCAGGGATTTCTCCGGGTTCAGCAGGAGCCAGTTAATCATCTGGTCGTGCGTATGGCTCAGCTTCTGCAGGCTGGTCCCTTTACTCGCGGGCCAGTCGATGTCATACATCTCGTTGCTCATTGCGCGCTACTCCTGATTGGCGGGGGATGAACGAGATTCTATTTCTTCCCGGGACGGCTGTCAAGAGGGGACGGGCGCGAGGGCGGGCTGGCGGGGATGGCTGGCGGGGAGGGGAGGGGAAGGGAGAGGGCCGGATTAATTGGGGAATTAACCTCCCCATTAATTCAGACCAGCTTCAAAAATCCGTGTGGTCCATCCCCCTGGCGTCCAGCCCCCTCGTGGGGGGGAGGCCGGGTCGGTCGCTAACCCGTTGATTTTACGGGGGAATTTTCCGAGCTTGCCTTCCCGTTCAGGGGGGATTATACTTTGTACATGGATTAACGCAGTGCTCTTTCACAACGTGATGGGAGTGGTAGGACCGGCGGGGAAGACTCCCCGCGACCGAGGCGGCGGTATCCGCCTGTTCTTTAGGAGATAATCATGGAAGTCAAAAAGGCGTTTTTGAAGAAGGTTGTTCCGACCAGCACCGACGGCGAGGACGGGAAGGTTACGTTCCTTCTCGGGAATGGGGTTAAGGTCGTCGCGGAACGGGACAAGATCCCGGGCGAAGTCTGGGACCGACTCGCCTTTCACGGCCTGAGTCAGAAAGTGGGCGATGCCGCGAGCGGGTTCTCCGCCGCGCGGGATTTCCATTCCGCCTTCGGCGCCATGCAGACGGTTGTGGATAACCTCTACGCGGGCATCTGGGCGGCGAAGGGCGGCGAAGGCACAAGCGATCTGATCGCGGCCCTTTGCAAGATTCAGGGTGCGGACGAAGACTCCGTGCGTGCGGCCCTCGAGCGGGCCAACGACGAGGAGTTCAAGGCCATCACGGCGCATCCCCTGGTCAAGAGGGAGATTGCCGCGATCAAGGCCGCCCGTGCCAAGGAGGCCGCGAAGGCAGCCGACAAGGAAGGCTTGGCGGAATTGTTCGGGAAGCTGGTGAAGGAATAACCCGAACGGGGGAGGGAATCCTCCCC